CCAAGGCTGGGGCTGGCTCCATCTCCTTCCTGTTCGGCAAATCAAAGACCGAGAACTCCAAGGATGGTTTAGGCACCAAGAATAAGCCCTTCAAGGTTTTCCCGGACACGCAGAACTACACTTGGCCTGCGGTCCTTCTCGACCTCTACGCCATCGAGACGAATGCCTTCCCGCTGGCGATCAATAACGGCGCATCCATCGTCACCACGCCGCGCATCCTGCCGCGCTACAAGTTCATTCCAGAGGTCAACTACAACTCGACCATCATCGTCCGGCAGTTCCTCTCTCCGACGCCGTGGAGCGAGGCTGACCTGACCCATGAGCAGCCGGTGCCTACGGACGTGAATGGCTCCTACATCGGCGTTTCCATGGACTTTGTTCGCTGCCTGCATCCCACGGTTGTCTTTCCAGAGCAGCAATACACAGCGGAAATCATCGTTGGAGTGGGCGTTCAAAACCCTCCTCCGGGGCGCAATCCGAACAAGACGATCATTCCGGCGACCAATTTCATCGACTGGGAGAGCTTCATCCTCCGCGACACGCAGCAGTATGTGAACGGCATGTGGCTACGCGAGCAGGTGGAAATCTTCCCGCCTCCGCAGCCTGAAGAGACGATCCAATGATTACTACCGCAAACGGCACGTATGGCCCTGATGCCAGCCCGTATCAGTCCGCTCCCAAGGAATACGGAGTCGGAGGCCTGATTGCGAACCGCCAGCGTGGGTCAGACCAAGTTACCATCCGGCAGCAGGCTAGGCCGGTTGTGAGGATTGATAACTCGTTTGACGCAACGCCATCGTTGCAGGTGGTGCCGATTCGGGTTGGGACGTATCTGTCTATCGTTGGTGGAGTGGTTACGTATGTGGGCGGAGAGCCAGAGCCTCCAGTGACGACCACGGCGGCTCCAACAACGGGAGCGCCAACGACATTGCCTCCGACAACTGTTCCGCCGACCACGGTTGCTCCCACGACCCTTCCGCCGACAACTTTGCCTCCGACGACCTTGCCGCCGACTACGCTGCCACCCACAACTTTGCCGCCGACTACGGTTCCGCCTACAACTTTACCGCCAACTACACTTCCGCCGACGACTTTGCCGCCTACGACAGTTCCTCCAAGCACGGACCCTCCAACGACACCACCTCCGTAAATGGAATTGAGCATCGTCCTAGCCTCAAGGAACGAAACGTCCATGCTTTGCGTGACGGTTTTGTCCGCAGTGGAGGCCATCAAAGAATCCGGCGTCACGGCAGAAATCGTAGTCGTGGAAAACTCCGACGAGGATGTCCATCTAGCGGCGATGGATTGCCTAGCTGGGCAAATCAAGGAGGGCATCGTTCGGGTTGTCAGGCTTGAGAATCCATCCATCGCGAAGGCTATTCATCTGGCCCACGAAGAGGGAAAGGGCGAATACCTGTTCTACACAGACGCTCACACACTGATAGGCCACAATACGATTCCAGCCCTGCTAAAGTTCCACAAGGAACACAAGGATGATCCGATTGGCTTTGTCCACGCACCGATCCAATGGGCGCATCGCTCCTCCGCAACCAAGAGGACGCATCTTAGCGTTTCCAGAACTCCCTTGGGAGAATGGGCTGGCGCAACCCCCGTCGAAAAGCCATCCATGGTTCCGTGGAAGGGTATGCCCTACATGATCCGCAAATCGGTTTGGGCTGACATTGGAGGCTTAGGATGTTGCGCAGAGCACAACTTGGGATGGGGTGTTCTCTCCTATATCGGCATGAAGACTTGGATGCTTGGCTACGAAAACTGGGCAATACCGGATGGCGTAGTCTATCACTTCGGGGAGTGGCCCGAGAGAGTAAGGCCGCATGCTCAATACAGGACATACACCAACTCGGGAGAGAAGCCCGGACTAGCCAGAGCTGTTGCCCTTTACGTTTTTGGCGGCGAGGGGGCCTTGCGAAAACATTTCTCCAATGATAGGCTTGAAAGGTTCTTCAAGAATCCAGAATCTACCTTGGAGAGAGTGAAGCAAGTTGCCGAACTGGAACGAAAAGAAATCGCCGCTCGTCAGGTTAGAACCTTTGACAGCCTGTATGAAAACCCGCCTTGGAATATGACACCCGAACTCATCTCGCCCAAATACCGCCAGCTCAATCAAGACCTCCACCTCAATCCCGATGTCCGCTTTGGATACAAAGGCTGGGAACAGGCTGCTTTGGCAGAAGAACTGTATCGACAGCACGGATGCTCATCCGCTTTGGACTATGGCGCTGGCAAACAGACCTTCTCGAAGGAAATGCACAGCCGTGGAATTGAGGTGGCTGACTATGATCCATCTATCCCCGAGATTTCAGCCATGCCACAACCGGCAGACTTGGTGGTTTGCACAGATGTTTTGGAGCACGTTGAGCCAGAATACTTTGCCCGAGTCATGGACCACCTGCGCTCTTTGACTGGTAAATGCCTCATGGTTCGAGTTTGCCTAGTCCCATGCACGTCGAAGACTCTGCCAGATGGTAGCGATCCTCATCGGATTGTGAAGGATGTTGGATGGTGGTTGGAAGCGTTCAGACGTGGATTTGATGTGTATGCCATCCATGAGTCCACCGACATGTATCTCACGGTCAGCTTGCTTCCTAATTAAGCCGCAAACAACTCCGCCAGCCCCATGAACCGTTTCTTCAACGGATTCACTTGCTTGCTGCCGTAGTTCCCCGGCTTGTCGATGCTGCTTAGGCCGTGGCGCTCGCGGCAAAGATCGAGAAGGATGAATGCCGAATCTGCAATGTCGGGCGAGCGTCCAATGCGCTTCTTCATATCCACCTTGGACTCCACCTTGATGCGTGATCCGCCATCCTGTGCCTTGGTGTCCTTGTATTTGCGGGAGACTAAATCCTCTGCCATTTCCTTCGTGATGTTGCGCAGTTGATCGCAGCGAATGAGTTCTTTGCCCACGCTCCAAATTTCGCTAACTTTTGAAGCGAATCGAACGCTGGATTTCTCGCGGTCAGCAGCGGACACTGGCCTATCAGAAGCCTTGCCGCCAAAGTCCACTCGAAGGAATCCGTTCGACCACTTCGACCAAATGGCATCGGAGAAAGTCTTGCCACCACCCGCACTGCTATCAACGGCCAAATTACTTATAGTAATTCCCTCCCGCTGACAAATCTCCTTCAGCTTCTCGACCATCTGCGTCGTTCGGTCCACATCCTTGCGCGTCACGTCCTCATCAAGCTCGATGTGCTTCTCAAAACGCAGGCGTTTCTTGCCGTCAACACACAGGCCAATAGACCCGATGGTGAGCACAGACTTATCCCCGCCCGTCGTGTGCGAGATGTCAAAGCCAGCTACCTTTGTAGGCACGCCTTGCCAGACGCAATCGGCAGGCACGCGAAGGAGTTCTCCGGGCGAGTAAATCGTCTCGTCATCGCCATCCAGAAGGAAGGCTCCTAGCACGCCTCGCCAGTATGCGCGAGAGTTCATGCCTAGACGCTCTCGTTTGTCTTTCAGCGCCTCCCTCGTCATCAGGAACGAGTAGATAGTCCGACCGTAAATGATGTTCGGCGAGGTTTCGATGTTCACGCGGCGAACGAACGCACCTTCACCCTCCCACGAATCCCATGTCGGATCGTATTTCTCCCAGCCTCCGTCCTTCGGTTTGCAGATTTCCCCAAAGTTGTCAAAAGGCGTATTGGCGTTTGCCAAGGCGATGAGCTGATAGTTCGGGTTCTGCGTCAAGTTTTCCTCGAAGGCATTGCGGATGGCGACACCAAGCTCCGCAGCCTCATCCATAATCACGATGATCTTACCACCGGGGCCGTGCTTTTGACCTCGAATAGCGCGGCTAGACTCTGCCTCCTTGGACTTTTCGCAGGCAAACAGGCGAATCCCGAACTTGTCGAGAGTCTGGCCTGTCTTGGTGTCCACGGACTTGATGCAGTGGCCGGACGAAATCAGCTTGCCGGGAGGTGGCGCTATCATCCCTGAGAAGAACTTTGTAATGCTCCCCCAAATTCGCCCGTCCGCGTCCTTGATGGTCGTGGTGTTCACCAGAACCACATTCGCAAACGGATTAGCCAGCCACCAAACGAGCGCATAGACCGCGAAGAACTCGGTCTTGCCGCCAGAACCACCAGACGTGACGGCGTAGCGTTTGTGCTTGAATGCGTCCTTGGCGTATTGAATGGCCCACGGATGCCAGATGAACGGCGTAGGCGAATCCTTGTAGTTCCAGATCAACTCCACGGCGTTCATGAAGTGCCGCCATGCAGGTAGCCCCTTCTCGTTCTTTGAGCCGTCTCGGTGGCGCTGAGAGCCAAACCGAAGCTGCATCAGCAAAAGCTCAACTTGGAGCTGGTTTTTAGCCCCTAGATTTTCCCGAAATCCCCATACGTTCAGCGGCCCTTTAGAGAACTGGACAACGTTAGATTTTGGAGGCGCTTTGGTCATTCGGGCATCGTATGTGCGAATTAACGTAAGGCAAGACTTGATCTTGAGGTTGGATTGGCGTAAGGTTGGAGCCTATGAGAGACTTTTCAGAACTCGAAAACGCCTGCGAAAGAGCCGCCGAACTTCAAAACAATGCCAACGAAAACGGCAGCAAATACAGGGGCATGACCTACGAGGATGGCTTGCGAGACGCACTTGATTGGGTTTGCGAATACATCGACGAAGACCCAACCAAATAAAATGGCTTCCGACAAACCCTAAAATTCCCGATTGCCCTCTCATCTCTATGACTGAACAAGAAAAGCAGGCCATAAAACTCATGGAGGTAATTCAAAGCGCCTCCGACGACTTGGACAAGTATCACTCCCTAACGGATGGTGAGCATACATGGAATCCGTGGCCCTACTTTCCAGAGCTTAGGGACAGTATGGCAGACGCTATCTGCTCTTTAGATAAGGCTCTCCAAAAGATTCGTCGAACTAGACCACAGGCTGAAGGTGTCAACATGGGGCCAAACTGGGTTGAGCGAATCAGTATTAATGATCCACGCTTGAATTGGGATGTTAGGCCGCCGCTAGTCACCATCAATGGCCTTGAGTATTATTTGTTGAGACAGTATGTGGCCAACCCATCGCTTCAGATTATACAAGAAGGCTCAAAAACGCTCACTCCAGTTATGGATATGGGACGCGCCCTAAATCCAGAGATATTAGATTTCATCTTTCAATCAATGAGCTTGGCGGGACGTGGGCTGAACGAAAAGTTTTTTCAGATGACAATCTTTTCAAGCCTAAAAGACACGAACAGTGCAATATCTGATTATATTGAAGATAGAAAACGAGGGGATTTTCGTGGGTTTTGGAGGCGTAAAGAGGGGGCGCAGATCGGAACAATACAAAAAGAAGTGCTTCCAGAAGAAGTTCATTTCCCATACTTAACGAAGTTCCTCCAGACGCCCAAATTCAACCTGATTGATGGCCTCTGGCACCCAGCAGAGGATGGCGAATACGAAGACGTGTTCTGCTGCATGGAAATGGTTCCATTTGCCTGTTCTATTCGGTTTAAATCGCTACCACCAGCTTAAAACCACCGATTGCCATCCAATTTCTATGAGCACAGTTCAGCGCATCATTCATCTTTTCTCTCGCAAATACGCACTTTTTGCCGGACACCCATACTATCCAGATGGAGGCGCGTGCGATTTCCGAGCTTTTGGCACGGTCGAAGGGCTAAAAAATCTCTACGCAGCTAAGGCCGATGAGTGGTCGCTGGAAAGTAGTGGATACGCAGAGCCTTGGGGGCAAATCGTAGATGTTGCGACGATGAACGTGCTATACGAAGCCAATCTTCATGTTTGGTCGCCTTTGCCAAAAGGGCAAAAACCGACAAGCCAACATGCTTGATTGTCGCCTTTGGTAAATCGCTCTTGCCAGCCTGATTCTAAGCATTAGAATCGAGTCCAAATGAGCACTGGACTCACCGTAGCGGACGCGAGAGCCGCACTTTATGCGCAAGTTGACCCGTCCGACCCTACGACGGGGCAGTTTTTGCCGTATTTAAACCAAGCGTGTGAGCGCATCATCAACTCAGGGAATTGGAAGAACTCTTACGGAAGAGTCGATTTTCAAGCCCCTACCGGCTACATTACCCTCCCTCGACGCTGGGAGTCCATTATCGGCGTCACCCGAGTCAATTACCCGACTGGAGTTTACCCCCGGATGATTGAGTTTATGACCTCGGGACCGGGGTATTTTGATGACACCGACATCGACCTCAAGACCATCATCGACCAATCGGACGTATGCACTCAGGAGGTCCAAGAGGAAGCTGGACTTATCCGTTTGACCATCTCGAATCCAGACGATGCTGGCCTGATTTGCCGCATTTACGGCTATGACGCGGACGGTGACGAGCTTTTCGACAGCGATGGACTGGCTGGAAAGAACCTGACTTTAGCTAATCCGACCGTCACCGGAACGGACAACATCTTCATCACGCAGATCGTCAAGCCTCGCACCAAGGGCACCGTAACCATTTCCTCGGTGACAAGTGGCACTCCGACTGTCCTTTCGGTTTACGAGCCTAGCGAAACGAATCCAATCTACCGCCGCTACAAGACTGGCACGATGGTTGCCCGCGAAGACGGCAAACCGTGGCTGCGCTGCATCTGCAAACGCCGTTTCGTGCCCGCTGTGGCTGAAACCGACCTCATCTGGCCTGACAACATCGGCGCTCTAAAGCACGCCCTGATTGCCGTTCGCCTAGAGGACCAAGGCGCTTACGAGGAGGCTCAGGCTGACCAACGCTGGGCTAAGTGCTACGAAATTCTCAACCAAGGGCTAAAACAAAATCGAGGCGCAATTCGCCCGACGATGCCCTTTCATTTCCCTCAATCCGCAGGCTCAACTCTCCAGACTCATTAATCTATGGCTACCTCGTCACCCATGAACCGCTACGGCAGCAGCCTCCAAAGGGCGCAAGCGGGCGCTTCTCGTCCATCGCAGCTCGACATGCTGAATCCTAACATCGCGCTCAATCATGGTCCGGGCAGCGCAGCCTTCAAAGACCGTCAAATCGCAGACCCCGATTCCTTGGCGATTTCCCAGCGTCCGGCTACAAAGGTGGGGCGCTCCTCAATGGACCCGACTCGCCTCGCTGAACAGGCTTTCCGCCGCACCCGCGACCCGATGCAGCGGCTTCAGCTTGGGATGATTCGCAGCAATCTCATGGGTCCGCAGGAGGATGAGCTAGACACTCTCGCCGCTCAGTCCAAAGAGGCAGGAACGCCTCCGCCTCCTACGACCGGCGCTCCTCCGCAGGGTGGCTACCTCGGTAATACCTCAAGTGCGGGAACGAATATTGTGAATAACTCGTTCATGGGCGCTCGAAACCCGGCTGTTTCCAGCTTCCAAAAGCCTCGTAATCCAATGTTCGGACGCGGGCTTGGAGTCCTTCGCTCGTTTGGCAATTCCAATCAGAACCGATAATTATGGCAACGCCCCTGTTCATCCCTCCGTCTTTTCGCGCCAATCCAGACCAGCCTGCCGAGTTTTCGGGCGACCTGTTGGGCGACTTGGTTCGCATGTCTGCCACAAAGGCTCAAAAGGCCGCCGCTGCTGTTGCTGGACGCAAACGCGAGCAAGAGGAGCAGGGTGTGATTCCCTACGTTCCAGCTAAACCGGGCGCTGTTGACGATATAGCGCGCTCAACGGCTTCCCGTGCAGGATTGCCACTTCCGGCTGCTGCTAAAGTGCAAACTGTCCAGCAACGCCCCACTGGCGGCAAGATCGTCAATTACCCTTCCGGCGAGAAGATTGTGATGGGATTGTTTGGGTCTGGAACTCGAAAAGAAGGCCCAAAGAAGCCGACAATCATCGAGGGTAAGCCAGCCGCCCAATACTTCGCCGAAACAGCCGCTCGCCAAGGTGCGAATAACAAATTCGCCACAGCACTTCCAACTGGCAAAAAGGACGAGCTTGGCCGTGAAAAGTTCCGTGGTATTGCTTTCGAGGACTCCGATAAGATGAGTCCCGAGAAGCAGAAGGCTCTCATCTATGAGGCCATGAACCGCAAAAAAGCCTGATTTATGCCCGTCACCTTTCTCCGCACACCTGCTGATTACTTCGGCATCCAAGAAGCGCCCGCACAGCCGCTCTTTCAGCAGACTCGCGCCTTAGCCGACCCTGCGGTGCAAAATCAGCTCAACTTTCAGGACCAAATCACGGCGCTGCGTCAACAGCGACCACTGGCCCGCACTCAGGCCATCCAGAACGAGTATAACGCCATCTTTGAGAATGCGAATCGCCTACGCCAGCAGCAAGAGGCGGCAAAGCAGGCAGAACAAGCCGTGTCCGCCTTGGCTGGCCTGACACCAGAGGCCGATGATTACGTGGAGCAGCGCCGTCAAATCCAGCGCCAGTTCCCGTCTGCCATGCTTGATTCTCGCGTCCAAAGCATCGTGGATGACAATGATCGCGTGTTCAATAGCCGCCAGAGTGCAGCGGCGAAGCGTAGTCAGGATGAAATGGGTATGGCCGCAGACCTAGCGGAGGCTGGAATGACAGACCTAGCGGAGGCTCAACGCATTGCCCGCCAAGGACCGTTGGCTGTGAGTGCCGCGAAGTATCAGTTGGGCAGGGGTGGCAGCGGTGGTGGAGAAAATGCACGCCTCAAGATGATTAAGTCCGGCTTGGACACTCTGGCCGAAACGCTCAAGAATACGCCGGAGGAGATTGAGGAATCTGAGGGTAAATACGTTCCAAACCCCGTCCGAAAGACCCTCCTCGACAAGTATTCCCAGTATTCCACCGAGTATCAGAACGAGTTGGACCGTGCGCTGTTCCCGCAGGCTAAGGCCGGTGCTGGTGGCGCTGCCGTTCCGCCTGCTGCTGATGTCATTACGCCTCCTCCTGCGCGAGCACCACTCCCTAAACCTGAACTAGACGCTGCCGCCCGCGCTCGTTTGGCGAGCATTCCTGCTGACCAGCTACCGCAAGCCATTGAGAAAGAACGGGCAAAGCTGGGGGAGGCAGAGGAAATCAACAAAGTATGGCAATCCGCGAAGGAAAAATTGGAAGCTCAACTCAAGAAAGCACTTCCTGACAAAGATGCTGGCTTTGGGATCAATCCTTTGGAGCAGTTTGCGAGGCAGGTTCTTGGCAATCAAAATGCGCCCGATCCAACGCTTCTTCCAGACATCGAAACCGGAGCGGCGGCCATCGCTCCTATTGAGCACAAAGTTTTGCGCTCCCTTGGAATCAATCCTTTCTCCAAGGCCTTTGTAGAACCGGGAGAAAAGCGAAAATCCTTCTTTGGACTCGCTGGAACCCAAGATG